GTTCTCCTTTACGGCTCGTAAGACATAAACTGTTTTCTTCTATAAATAGTAATGAGAAATTGTAAAATCCATTACTTTCTTTGAAAATAGGTTTTACTGTAAAGCTAAAATATTACTACTAAATTCATTTATAATTCTGGGGCATTTTCCAGACGTGCAATGACATCTTCCTGATCGTCTAAATGTTCTTGTATATCTCCAAAAATGATTCTTTCTTGAGGGATTTTAATTTCTACGGCGTTTTCATGAATAACCATTTTTGGCGTTTCTTGATTTTCACCTTCGCCTATCAAATAGCCTAGTACTTTTATATTAATGTTTGTTTCATATTTTCTTTCTTCTTCGCCCAAAGTGGCTACGTTGTTTGTTAATTGAAAATCACCTTGTATAAACCCTTCATAAAAATGATCATCATTTCTCATGACAAAATAATTAATTGCTCCAGTTTTTGTAGCAAAAGGCGTCACCAACTCATTCATTTGTTGTTGATATTCTGTTCTTAAAGTTATTACATATGTGGCCTCAACATATGTTGGCATTGGCATTGATGCCCATTGATATACAATTTTATTGTTTTTTCTAGGAAAATTATACTGGTCTTTTAGTCTATAAGTATCTGCATTGGCGAAATTAGATGTTTTATCTTGGTTTAATATTCTTTTGTAGACTATTGAACCTCCGCGGCTGTTTCTATCGACGTTCCCCCAAAAAACGCCCTTTCTGTTCATATCTTTTACAACGAAAGTGCGCTCAATTGTAATTAAGGGAAGAATTAATGTGCCTGAGCCGTCTCTTAGCTCTTTGTCGTTTTTTATTTGATATGCTCTTTCTGCGGAAGCCCAAATAATTGGTACCTTTTTTCGACCTTTGTTAGTCATTGTTTTCAAATCTAACTTTTCATCAAGATGCTTAAAAACAGCTTCATCAATAGTTTCTAATGTCGAAGGTATAATTGGAATTTCTTTACTTGGCATCGAATAATCCTCTGCGAGATTTAATACATGTTGCTTCTATTTCCATTTTATGATCAGTTTGGCCAAACAATTGTCTAGGCTCGTTTAAAGTAACTATTTCGTAATGTGTATCGCCATATAAAATAAAATCGCCTTCTCTCACAAACAAATCTTGGTCTTCAGTTAGTCGTCTTTTATGGAAATGTATAGTAATAGACGGCCTTCTGTCGATCCCCATGCTCGTTGTTTCAGTAGTATAGCCTTTCCAAACAACCAATGCATAAACTCTAATTGGGGGCAAAAATGTTTTTTCTATTGCTTCCCCATATAAAGAATGAAAATTAGTATGTTCCATGCTTATAGGATAATATAATACTTGTTGACCTATAACTCGCTCAATAAGCTCGTCATTGACTTGTTTAACAAGGTTGCGCTCTTTCTTTCCAACAAACATTGGAGGAGGTGGTTGACTAGGTTGTGTCCATTTATTGCTTGGCATATTTTATTACCCCAATACAATAGGCACAGGATAGGGAATTCTGCCCTGTACTCCCATTGCTGATTCTGTCATAAGAGCATCTTTTTCAACTAATTTAGCATATGTAAGCTCATCCAATGTTGTTTTTAGTTCTTCTCTTAATTTTTCTTGTTCTGCTTGGCTCTGAGTAATTAAGTCGGTGCCATTCAAAGTAACAGCTTCTCCGGGTATAGGAATAGAACTAAATTTACTGCGTACTTGCCCCAAGGTTTCTTTGCTGAGCGCTAAAGCAAATCTTCTAATCCATTGCTTCCCAATAGCGTTAATATTGTTGTATGGAATATTTTCAAATGGCAAAGTGTTCATATTATTAACGCCGTCAACGCCGTCATCTTTTTCAGAATCTCGGTCCCACACATTATCTCGAACATAAAATTCAAACCAAACTCTTTTTGGAGTGCTGATTGTCGGTTTTGGAAAAAGTCTCAACCTGTTATTTTTGATTTCATATGAATAATGACTATTTCTAGTATAAATCGCGTCTTCAAAAGCCGCGGCTTGAAGTTTATTTTGCCATGCTGGAATAATCTCAAAAGTGGAGTCATCAGCAAATTGTCCATAGCTTGCCAAGTCGCCAACTGTGTTTAAGCCTCCATAATAGCCATAAAACCTCCACATAGCTTGAGGTGTTTTATACCATACCTTTGTCACATATATTTTTTTATTATTTATTTTATTCTCAAGCTCGTGGCCGCTCTTGTTATCGTAATCCCCCTCAACAATTGCTTGTAAATCGTAGTCTTGTGTGCTTGAGGAAACTGCAAAAGAAGCTGAATATATTCTTGTATCTCCGCCGAAACCGGCATCTGTGGCCATTCCATGGCCAATTCTTTTACCATAAGAAAATTGCCATTTAGGGTATCTGAGGCTTATCGTGTCTTTATCTGCTCCACTGATTTTCTCACCATCATGATCAAAAGTGCCTGTTGCTGCACCCAAGGCACTTCCAAGAATGTTTTTAGCTTGGTGTATGTTCACAATATAAGAATATTCTAGTACAGATTCTTCATAAGCTGAAAAAACACTTCCTGTTGTCAATTCAATGTCTAAAACGTCCCCGCCAAGTTTTTTGAAGGTGTATGAAACTTGATCTGCAGCACCATTGCAAAAATATTGAGAATATAATCCGGAGGTAGTGTCAGAATAAATCTGGAAAGGAAGTTCAGTGTTATTTTCTACATCGCCTGCAGAACTTCCTGTTGGGAGCGTTATAGCACTTGTTTCTCTTGAAGGTGTTAAAGTAGGTACTGCCATTCATTTAGTTCTCCTCGCTATAATTAGTTGGCAGCTGTTTAAAAAATCTAATTTACTTTTTCTTTGCTGGTTTTCTTTTTCTTGTAACCCGCTTTCTAGAATCTGACGATTTTTTCTGGGGCGAAATTTTGCGGGATCGCTTTTTTGGTTTTGGTTCAGCCGTAGCAGATTCGTCAACTTCTTTTATAATAACTTTAGGAACCTTTTTCTCTTCGACTTCTTTTCTCTCTTCGACAACTTCTTCATAAGTTCCAGCAGTTATGGAGATTGCTTCTGCCACCGCTGCTTTAAACTTTGCAAACTTTGCTGCAAACTTCTTTGCAAACTTTGGATTAGTCATCCGGCGTCTTGCTTTTCCCATAATGAACTCCTTTTGATTATATTATATAATATTATGTTGAAAGTTTTAACAAAAAACCCCACATTCTTTGAATGCAGGGCTTGATGTTTTGATAAGACGAATTAGTTATTAACTATTAATTTGTAAAGAGGGCTGCACCAGTTCCGTCAGCATCATCGCTAAGGATAAAGCCAGAGCACATCCAGTTAGAATTGCTGGTCTTCAAAAGTTCGAACCATGTACCAACTTCGCCTCCCGAGTCGGCCAGATCTCCATCCAAATCAATGGAAGAATCATCGCCGGCTGGCGCCACGAATCCGATGAAAGCGCTGCTAGGGTTTTCAAGTGCGGCCTGCACTTGACCAAGGACGAAGCCGCCAACATACATGTCGCCAGTTGTGTCGGTTCTATCTCCGGTAACAATTGAGGTTTTATTATCATTTGCAGCTATAACAACAAATCTATAAAAAGTGCCTTCTTTAAGCGTGCTTAATTCTGGTAATGTAACCGTTGTTGCAGCAGTGGCGTTCAAAAGTATAGTTTTTCCACTATCTGCCTGTGTCAGAGTCGTGGAAGCAGTGATTGTCTTAAAATTCTTTCTTGCTCCCTCGCGTGCTGATCTTGCTATTCTACTCATGTTCTTTTTCTCCTTTAATTAAAAAGGCTCCTTTCGCCTTATCAAGTTCGTCATTATAAATAGTATCTTCATTGGCAAAAATCTAAAATAACATGAAAAAAACCCCGCCTTAGTTTCCCAAGGCGAGGCTTAATTGTTATTTAGTTGTTAACTAATCAGGGATTAGCTACCAGACTCACCAAGGAGTCCTCGAACAACAACCAGACCATACATATCAGGTCGAACCATCTTTTTAGCGTAACGAGTCATGACACCCTTACGTGGCACGAAGTCTTCCGTACCAAAGATAGTGGGAGTAACCTGCAACGGTACATAAGGAGCGTAGACATAGCCACTCTCCAAGAAACTACCGCCTTTACGGCCAACTAAGCAAAGATTACGTGGGAAGTACGGATCAACGTAAACATCCCATTTCTTGCTAAGATTACCAGCTTTAACAGCACCAACACTACCCTTGTCATCGTCATGGGTAATATTAGCACGGAAACCACTAGTAAACTCAAGAATATTAGCAATCTCGGGGCTAGTCACAAGGAACGTAGCTCCTCCGCGAAGAGTTTTACGGTGAATCTGTGCAGAGACATCATTAAGAGTCTCTACAAGAGTCTCGTACCACTCAGAAACGGTACCGGTGAAATCCGGAGCAGCTGCGGTTGCACCAAGCTCGGTGCCTTTTGTACGATGCACAAAGAGACCAGGCGAACGAGACCAGTAATACGTACCAGCAGTTGCGCCTTGGACGAGATCGTTAAGAATCTCACGGTCAATTTCAAGAGCAATATGCTCAGAAAGAATTGATGTAAGCTCAACTTCTGCATCAAGGTTGTGATAAGCATTGAGGTCTTGACCAAGCTCGGGAGACCATTTGGCCTTGAGCTTTTTGGTAATTGCAGTCACAGCAATCGAGTCGACCTTAATGTCGATTTCAGCAATTGTGTTTTTGTTGACGGTACCGGAGGCTCCGCGGTTTCCAGTGCCAGGGCTTGGCTCTTCAAGTCCCCAAACATTGTTACCAACAACTGCTCCAAGAGCATTGGAAGCTGCGAAGGTGTCTACGATAGGCACAGAAAGGGCATGGTTTGCATCGCCAGTTGCCAATGTGGCTGCAGTGTCCGTATCGGTGACCCAATACATACTGAGCTTTCTTCCGGCGCTACCAGTGAGCACTCCACTTGCATTATGCCAGCCTCGATGAGTCAAACGACGAACGGCCTGGCCATTCTGGGCCTGGAGATTCATTTCAGACTCTGTTCCGCTGGTGGTTGTGGTGTGTACCACGATACCTTGAAGCATGTCTAAATTGATCTTTGCAAAATCGGCGGCGCCTAGGCAAGCAACACCATGATAGACTCGACCTGTAGACTTTCCTAAGATATCTGGGTCATAACGAATCGCCTTTTTCTGTGCTTCCGACAAGTCGGCAATTTTAGTACCGTCAAGATCGAATAGCGCGTTGGTACCAGCGGTACCCGTGGCTTTAATGTTAAACTCAGGGGAGTCCGAGGTTCCGTGATCTGTGTCGGCGTTAACGGCCATCGCAGTCAGCGTACCTGACGGTGAAGAATACACATTGCTCAAGTTATAGAAACCAGAACCTGTGAGATCCGTAACACCACCGGTAATTTCTGAGGCAACAACGGCGCCACCATATACTGAGTCGCCGGCTTCGATACCACCGCGAGCAGATTCGTAGGTAAAGTCCAGGAAAAAGATCAGACCAGAAGGCAAGCTCATAGGCTGAACGCTAACAAGATCGTTAGCAACAAGTCCACCGAAAACTCGGCGAACAATTGGGAATGCGACGGCTGCAAAACCCTCGACATCTCCAGCGGCCATTGAACTGGCCTCACGTAAAAGCTCCTTAGCTTGATTTTCAAGCAGTCGAGCCATCGAAGAACGACCGTTACCATTCAATCCTTCAAGAAGACCAGTTCTATCCCATTTGGATACAACTGCGTCACCTTCTTTCCGGAGATCGCGGTTAACAATTCCTTCGGTTAATTTATCTAAAACAGACATTTTTAATTCCTCCTTATAATATATTAAATCACTTAATACCTGCTAATTTTTGAAGCCTATTCAACATAGTTGAATCGGTCTCGTCCTCGCGTTTGCGAGGCAAAAAAGCTGAAGAACGGTTACTAATTGCTTCGTTCAGTGATTTTGGAGCATTCTGTTTAGATCCTGCGCCAGCCACTGCACTTTGAAGAGTTTCGAATATAACTTTTGCTTCTCCAACCGTGCCCGCCTTTTGGATAGCTTCGACAATTCTATCTTTTTGTCGCTCATTCAGGGAGTCGCTAACCAAAGTGCGGTTTGTGTAATGTAATTGTGCATTACGCACATTAATTTCGCTAAGCTTTTCTTGAGTCTTAACGAGTAATTCTTTAAATCTTTTATTTTGTTTGCTTGTTTGCGCAGCTTGTTGTTGAAGCTGTGCGTAGTGTTCTTGAAGGTGCGCATGGTGTTGTTCCTGTGCTTGGTGCGACTCATAAAGCTTTGCATAGTTGTGTTGGTATGCTCGGAGTTGTTCTTTTATTCCTGCAGCCTTTTTTCTGGTTTGCATGGCGGCGCGCTGTTGTGGATTTTGAACTGCAAATTCTGTTCCGCCGCGTTCAAAGCTCCCAAGTCCCACTTTTCGTGCCTGGGAAAGGTCAGCGCCTAAAGTTTTTCCTCCGATCACGGGACTAGGTGTGGTGCCGCCACCTACTGCTCCTGGATTTGTCGTTTCGCCCGTAGTTGGGCTCCACTCTGATGTGTCGGATATGTCAACTTCGGGTATCTCTTCGTGTAAAGGTTCTTCGCCTTCTTCGTAGACATCCTCGTCCAAGTCTTCACCTAAAATACTAGCAAAAACGGATTCTTGAATTGTAAATGCTTCTTCACCTCCTTCCATTTCAATTTCTTCTCCGCCAGTAACTTCTTCGGCTACTAATTCATGTACTTGTTTTTCTGAGGGACTCAAATCATCCATTTTCATCTCTTGTACCAGTTCCGCCAAATCAATTCTTACTTCTCGTGGTGTACCTTCCATGTAAGTTTCAGGTACTCCTGGCAATATATCGGCGCCGGCGTCCATGCCGCCGGGAGCTTCCAAAGTTCCAGGTGGCGCGGCCATCCCTCCCATCGCAGCCATTAGCCCTGCATCACTTGGAGGGGGTGCGGCGCCTTCTTGTTCTAGAAGCTGGTTTACTGCCTTTTTAATATCCTTAGAATATTTTTCGACGATTGTGGCTTCTGCGTTTTTAATTGCAGCTTCTTTTAGCGCCTCTGCATCAATGATGGCTTGATCAAGCATGTTGGACATTTGTACACTCCTTTTTTAAAACAGTTTTCCATAATAAGTAGTATTTAAAATTTTTAAATTCCCTATATTATTTGAAATTATAGCTACGTGCCAATTACTTTTGACGTATTCGCTTTTGTAACGCCTATCACTTCCCCAAGGCTGCCTGCTGCAACGCCTAATACTATATTCCCGTAACCCGTGACGAGAAACTCAAAACAGCCTATGTCCGGTGGGTCTGCACGAGAAGACCCACTTAAATCTAAGTCTGTAAGATCTAAATAACTTAGAGCGGTACCGGCATCTGCGGCGGGTGTCCCTGCGGCCAACGTCCAGTCGGCATATATAGACTGGAAGGCCGTGTCGGGGTTACTAAATAAAGTTAAGGCTGCAGAATCTCTTTTATAACGCAACTCTGTGGAATGAAACGAGGCGCTAGTATCATTCGATAATCGTCTCGCGCCAACAGTTGACGCGTTGGTACTGTTGAAGCCTGCGTACAAATTGTTTGTGGCGATATCGGCGCTAATAAAGCTATGTCTGCTGGTATCATCGGGCATGCTCATACTAACAATGTTATTCTCTGCTCGATCGGCTTTTATGCCAAAGCCGCTGTCTGTGTGGGACCTTTCATCAAATTTAGCTACAACAGTATTAAATGAAGCTGTAGACTGTGAAGTGCTACCGTTATAAATATATATTGCCTTTGTTGGGGTGGCTGTCGCAGATCCGCTAACAATTACTAAACAATTATTTACTATGACGTGGCCGATGGCAAAATTAGAATATGCCGCTATACCCCAAATATTATTTTGGGCCGACAACTCTACTCTACAACTATCGATTATTGAAGTGCCGCCCTGGCTGTATCTGTCTCCGAAAAAAGTTATTCCACTTTGAGAATTTCCTCTTATAGTTACGCCTCGAACATCAACTGGCCTATAGTGGCCCCTTATTACGCCGCGGCCGGCGGTGGTGTGGGTTCCGTATCCTGTGATTGTTACATTGTGTACGCCAGAGCCTGAACCATATAAAAGAAAAGCATTTTTATTTGTGACACCTTTACCATCGATTATAATATCTTGGCCATGGGCGCCACTAATAATAAGCCCATAGTTATAGGAGCCTATCCATGGATCTACTTCTGAGTCGGCGGGCAGGCCATAGCTAGCTGAATAGGTTGTTG